CTCAGAGAACACGATTGTAGATCCCGTGTTAGCGAGTGGACTTGTAATAATGCTGGCTCCGGGTGTAGTGAGAATTAGATCGGTCCCATCCGTGTAGATGGACTCAGTGGGATCAGTCGGGATACCACCACCACCACCACCGAAAGCATTGCCTGGACCTTGGGCATTGGCAGTCATGGTAATAAATGATGAAAGTAGAATTAGGATAAGTTTTTTCATACCAGTTACTCCTTCGACCCGGTAATAACTACTACCGAGTCAACTGAGTTCGTAGCAGCAGTAACCTCTATCCACCACCTCCCAGTGCTCAGCGTGAAGCAATTGGTATTTGTCACTCCGACAGTGAGGGTACTCGCTGAAGCAGCCGATGGAACCATACTGTTAGCGCGAGTCACAGGCGCAATGGGGTTAACAGCCTTCCAAAACGTCACAGAGCCTGACGTATTCCCAACGTCCGCGAGGCAGGCAATCGCAGTCCTTGCGTCTACCTGAAACACCTTTGAGTTCAAGGCAGTTGCGAGAGGAGTGGTAGTCCCGAACACAAAATAGCAATCCCTACCTTCTCTCACAGAACAGGAACCGGAAGTCGTATCCGGCCCTGTACGCAAGGGAACACCACCCGAATCCCCAACAGCCAATGACTCCAACGGGAACAGCACTATAGCGAGCAGCACTGTTAAAAGTTTGAACGTGTTCATATGTTATTCTCCATTCTCGAAAAGATGTCGAAAACCTTTCGCGATGGTCGAAAAACCCATCACGGATGACGAAATAGGGGGCACCCGAAGGTGCCCCCAGTGGATTATGCCGTCAGGTTGTTGTTCTGGATATACTCTACGGTCAGAACCCCGGTTCCTATAGCATTCGCTCCCTTGATGTATATTTCTACATCGGAAGACCCTACATCAACCCATAGATCTCCATCAAGTGGTGAAAACACTTCCCTGACATCTATAGCAATTGTCGCCTTTGCGACAGTAAGCCCTGTCCCGCCAGCTACTACGCCAAGTGTTGTAGCGCCAGTAAAGGCAACAGTTGTTAGCATAGTAATATTAGTTATCTGACTATTTGCAGGAATAACTACACCAGTAGCCCTTGCAGCTACTTGTGATTGGACATTAGCACTCTGCGCCATAACAACAGAACCCACATTTGCCAATTTGCCAACTGTAGTTCCGCTTGTAGCTAATACATTACCTGCCTTGATCGGACCAGTAAAAGTTGTAGTACCCATTTATATCACCTCATTGCACACAATTACCTCGCCAGTCCGTGTGCTGTCTGATTAAGTCTGGCGAGATTGGTTTAAAAAGATGGGGGGCATTTCACCCCCCAAGGGAATTTAATACCTAAACATCACCACTACCAAAAATACCAAGGTAGTCACTAACGCCGAAGGAATATCGTTCCCTCGCCTTATAACGCACATTACCAGTATCGAAGTCTCCATCCATGCCAGTCGTAAGTGGGGCACGGGTGAAACACTTCATACCATTAGGTACATCAGTGATGATGAACCAGTTGTTAGCATCCGTAAGGAAGTTGTTTACACTATATCCCTGCGGAACCATGCCATTACTCTTAAGAGCATTCACATCGTTATCCGCAGTACCTGGCCGCTGTGCGGACTCAAGTGTACGGGTAGCTATGAACTGAAGCTCTGACGGAATAATTAGCTTGACTGGCTTCGCTGCAATGATAAGTCCACGTTCGTCTGTGAAATCACCTATATCAATGCAAGCTTGCTCAAGTGCAGTATCCGACAAGTCGGCAGGCACTGCGAGCATGTTGCTTATTGCTTGACCACCAATTCCAGTCCTTGAACTAAAGAGAGGATTGCCATCACCAGCATTGAAGGTAGTAGTAGATGCTACATATCCATTAGCTAATGGAGATACAGCCTTCGTCTGCTTAGTATGACTCATCGCTCTAGCCAAAGCCTTGGTGTATCGTGCTGAAAGCGTTGCATAAAGATTATCTTCCACTGCTTCTTCAGTGATAGAGAACCCCATAGCAATAGTTTCATGCGTGTAACGAGCAGTGAAAGTTTCCTGTGCCGTGTCATAGGTAATAGCACTACCTTCAGACTTGACTGGTGCTTGATTGAACCCAGAAAGTTTCACTTCCTCTTCAAACGCTCTATCAGATGATTCCATCTCATAGATTGCTGTGTGTTGATCTTCATACTTGTTATACTCCAACCCAAACAAGGCGTTAAGGCCAGGAACAAGCTCTTTCATCATTTGCGCTCTAGAAATCGCCATTATTCACTCCTTTCCTTAGCCTAGTTCCACTGCATGGATTGCAGCAGGATTGAATCGAACCAATACAACCGGAGTGGAAGAATTTTCATTATTCCCATCCCTTAGTACATCAACTATCTGCAAAGCAAAAGTTCCTGTACTTGTAGTACTATTTGTAGCAGTCTTACTGGAATTTCCAGTTACGCTACTTCCGCCCGCTCCGTCTGCCACAGCAGTGAATGTTCCTATTTGATTATCTGCCCAGGCATTGGTTCCCTGGATAGAGAATACGTTATCCTGTGCTGGTGCAACAGTCACCCATACATCAGTGTTTGTTGCAGAAGCTGGATAATATTGCCCCCACTGTGGGGTACCATTGGAATCGGTCCATCTAGCACCAACGACAACACCAACAGATTTGTTGGTAGTATTCGGTGTGTCCATAGCCTCAATCCCATAGTCAGTTGCACCTGTCCCAAGAGTATACTTAACAGTATCACCATTGAAAAGGCTAACTGTCCCAGCCGTTACAACTGAAACCATGTATGGCAGTTCTAAAAATCCACCAGTATTGTAGTCTGCTCCAGGCTTTTTGACTGGTCTTAATCCATAAGCCATTTGACTATCTCCTTATTTAATTGGTGATAGCCAAGTAGTATTTCTACTTGCGTCCACCACCAAATGTTACCTCTGTCCTTTTCTCCGAATAAAGAGGCATCTTTTCATTCTCCTCTTTCAAGAAATTGCGATCAACGCCTTCCATTTGAGCATCGTTCAAGCCTTGTATATATGCCTTTTCTTTCATTGCTTCTTCTCTACTTCTCTTGCAAAGAAGCATCCCACCAACTTCTATATTTCCTTCAAAGTTGGAGTTTATATCAGACATAACCATAAGCTCTGGATGATCCTCAGTCTTACATGCAACCCACCCACTTCTGAATCTCTGAGAGACATTCTTATTGTCAAGCTCGCCTCTTATAGAACTCCTTACCCATCGGAAAACATAACCTTCCTGTGGGTCTGGAACCGGAAGCAACTTCGGTGGACTCCAAGGTTTTTCACGTTGTACACTTTCTCTCGTTTCGGTTTTTCGATTATCACGTTTTTCTTCAACCATTTAATTCTCTCCTTGCAGCAGGTTCATTTGCCTAGCATATTCTTCTAGTGGGACGCCAAGTCTTTTTGCGAGGTTGACTTGATCCTCGGTTAACCGCACTTTGCGTCGGTTGCCAGATGTTCTTTTAGCTGGCGCAACGACGGATTGTCTGGGTTGTTTAGCGGTTGCCCCCGGTGGGCTTTGATTATCATCCCCAAACTTGTCAGGAAATTGTTTCCTGACCCTACCATTTATTTCTCCGTAGTATTCATCCCTATTGACTACGGGATCTACACCACTGTTAATTAATTCATTGTGCACACTAAGAGCATAACCCGTCAATGCTGGATCTTTTCCATACCAAGGATTATTCTCTTTCCACTTCAAGGCATATTGGTCCACCTCTTGCACCTGCCCTTGAGGAAATTCTTGAGCTTGAGCTTGAGGTTGAGGTTGAGCATTTTGCAAATCTCCCTGGAACTGATCTTGCCCACTATTGGGCACGTATGAATTGGCAACCATACTCTCATAGTTCACTCTTTGGAGATTCTCTTGTGCTCTAGTAAAACCCTCCGCATCCCCCTCTTCAAAAGCTGATTTTGCCTCCTCTCTAGCCTTTTCTAATTCAATAGTATTCTTGGCTTTAAGTTGGCCTACCAGAACTTCTTCTCCTCGTTTTACAAGTTCCTGAAGAGACTGTGCATACTTCAATGCTTCATCGCGCTCGCGCAATGCCGTGTCCTTGGCCCTACGCTGCTCATGAAACTCGTACCTTAATCTATTTATTCGCTTCTTTACCTTCTTGTCAACACCATCAACCTCGGAATCAAAGTCCTCGGAATCTGGAGTGCTTTCGGCCCTAGGCGGAACCCTGTCTTCTTCTGGCCTAGCATCTACTATCTCAAATTCTACTTTTGGTTCTTCCTCTTCCTTGCCGACCTCAACTTGGGTAACTACGTTTCCCAGCAAGTCGTCTGCTCGTTGCTCATTCATGCTCTCTCCACTCCTCTAGGATCTTGAATCACCGCTTCTATAGTGTCATCGTTGATTATCCTAAACTCCTTACCCTTAATTTTAAGCCTTGTTCCTTGGTAAGGACGTATGAGGACGAAATCACCTTCTTTGCACCAAGGTCCATCTGGGAACCTTGCGGTATCCTTGTATGCAGTTGGACCAACCTTCAGTACCATTGCTACTACAGTTGCTATTGACTCTCGATCTCTCGTATCATCTGGTATAAAAATGCCACCGTCAGTCTTGTCTTCCAATTCTATCGGTGTTACCAGAAGCCTATACCCAACCGGGTCGGGCAATAATTTTGCCCGGTCCTTCTTGCTCTCTCCCATTTGTTATGCTCCGTACTATGCAACCTGTGAATCTGACGGAATCTCTGCACCGTTCTGCTTTTTCATCAAGTCTTTTATAGTAGTTTCTACATCCTCCAGTGTCGTTATCTGACCAACAAACTTTGCATAGTCCTCAAACGACTTTGCATTTCCATGGACCAAGCCATGTGTCAACGAATTCCTTCTTTCAGCTATTACCCTCGCTAACTCGTTTATCACCTATACTCCCCCTCTTAAAGTTTTAATTTTGTCGATCCTATCAAACCCGGATAATAACACCTTTATTGCTTCGATGCTAGCCTTGGCTTCCTCTACCTGACTTTTCTGCTCTAGATCCTCGACCCTCCCCTGTTCGTCCAAGATAGTTGACAGCAGTTTTATAGCTGCCTCAACCTTATCTAGCTTAACAGAGCTTGTCTTCGCTTCAGCATCAGTGATTATCTTCAGCTTATCAAGCTCTGACGCATTCGCCTTCACCTCTATATCTGACATAGTTCTAATCGAATCCAACTTAATCCTCTCCTTGGACTCTTCGATTCTCCTTTGCAGATCCTGCTCCTTGATCGCAAGCTCCCTCTGCTGCATCTGGACAAGTGGGTCCTCGGCCTCCTGATTGGCTTTCATGTTCTGTTGCTCAGCTATACTACTCTGCAACGTCTTACTGGCAGCCTGTGCTATAACCTTGGAAAAGGAAGTTTCGATAGATTTGGGTATTGGCTGATCTGGGTCAGGCATTGGAACACCAAGGTTCTCCTCTATCGCCCTCCTGTAGGCATATGCAACATGCTCAGTTACATGTGCTGCCATTGCTGCCTGTATAGCCGGGGCTGCGGGAGATCTCGACAAGGCACCTGTCAACTTCGGGTCTTCGGCTGCTGACATGTGTGCAATTATATGGGACTCATGGTCTTGCCACATGAAAACCTTTGTTGGTTTTCCCATGATTATATTCATATTCTCAGTTGCCGGATCTCTTGGCTCCTCATCCTCTGCCGCTGGTATGATCTCATCTATGTCTGGTACATTCATTGCTGTTAACATTTGTTTATGTATTTTTCTTATGTCGTATATCTCTGGCTTCATAGAAACTAGCTGTAGCACATTCTGGCTTTGCATAATTCTCTGAGCCATAGTTGAAGCATTAGGATCGGAAACTGGTAAAATATCAACCTGTATACTAAAATCTTCAAGTTTCTTATTAGTATTTGCCCCAATGTCATAAGGATATTCCTCTGACTCGAAATCCTTTATCACATTCGACAGAAGCTTGTATTCCCTTCTCGCAGAAGCGTGTAGTCTGGCGAATATAGCAGTCATAACCTTCATGGTCCGCTCTATGATTGCCAGAGTTGTGCCTACAGGTGCTTGGTTATTCATCTCCGAAGCTTGTATGTCGTTAAGCGATGCGAACCTCCTGCCATCCTCAACCATAGACTTCAATAGTTGGAACAATACCATGCTTGGCTCTTTATATGGCAATGGGAATATGTTATCTCGGATACTCCCGCCACCGACATCAACATCCCTCCATTCTGCGGGTGCTATCGGGGTATCATCTCCCTGTATACGCATGCCCTTCGCCTTGAGACCACCCGGCAAATTGGACAACACGCCTGCGTCAACAAGCTGTTGCAGTATTGATGTAGATGATTCGGCTATGCCGCCAACAAGATGAGTGAGGCCGAAACCATAGAAACCTGTTCCGGGTACATACTCATATTGAACAAAATGATTCCTCTTAATCTTCTTTTCATCACCCTCTTCCCAGTTCCTTCTTATGGAAAGAACTTTATTTGAACTCAAGCAAACGGTTACTATATATGGGAGACCTATCCCCGTGCTATTGCCTTCCTCATCAGTATCCTCGTACCCGTACAGATCGTATTCGCAGTGGTGCTCAAGGAGTGTTAACCTGCCATCATTATAATTTACCGGGTTTGTCCCATTGAGCCTATCCTTCTCCCTCTCTATATCCGACTGGAAGTTTATAGGATCTGTCATTTCTATGTCTCTATAGAAACCCTTAGCTACAAGCTTCTTGAAGTCATTCTCATAGACCTTTACTACATGGGTGACCCTCTCTGCGGTGTCGAGATTCTTAGCACCATAATTAACGACAAGATCTTCAGCGGGTATGAATTCAGAGACTGGCTTGTCTCTTATGTGGTCGTAATATACCTTCTTAAAGGCCGAACCAGTAACACCAAGCCCGAATAGCATCTTCTCGGTCTCTGGCCTATAGTCACTTATCCTCTCAGTCAAGGTATAATTCATATAGTCCTTGACCCTATTGGCCTGAGCTAGCTTGTCTATGGTCTGAGTTCCAACAATTTTGACCTTAACTGGACCATCTGCTGGCATAAGTTCAGTTATAGCCTGAGACTGGAATCTGACAACTGCCTCAGATATTAATGGATGTATAACGCTACAAGCGCCCTCCCACGGGTCATTCTTCTCCTTGGCGTCAAACCCGAGATACTTCAGACCGCGAACATATGAGTCTGCCCAGTCTTTCCTGGAGTTTACATCAGCATTGTACTGTCCTATAATATCAGATGCGAGAGTGTCTAGTTCGTTCTCGTCAATGGATTCTGCTAAATTAGCCTCAAATCCATCGTCTATTTCAATCTCTATTACAGCACCCCCATCCAAATCTATCAATACCCCACCACCATCCTCTTCCAGTATCGAGGGGTCTACCGGTGCCTCTCCAAGCTCAATCTCAGTTATGAGTGTTGGGCTTACATCTTGACTGTATATAAAAGGCTCTGCTGTCTTATCTATAGCCACTAATAATATTTCCTTCTACGTCTTTGTTTAAAGGCAATATCGTTCTCCATTTCGTCATCATCTGTCTCAAGTCTGACAAATCCACCCTGCCTGAATCTCATCAACGCCTGAGTCCCGCTGTCCACATAGTCATCATGGTCGCCATTTGGGAACTCTGCGAATTCATGCATTACCTTCTCGGCCCACCTCTTATTTGGCCTATGTACAATGCCACTAGAAAACATGTCACTGATGCTATTTACCCTAACAATTTTATCTGGAGTCTTCTGCCCCTTCTTACCCCTCGTCGGGGTGAACTCAGTACACATTATACCTGCGTTACGTAGCTCTTGTATCAACGGCTGACCAGATCCTCTATTCTCGATCAATAAAAGGTCCGGCTTCCACTTCTCAGTATACTCAAATTTAACTCTTTGCTTTAATTCTGGGAATTCTAAGTATGCATCCCATGCATCGAGTAGCATGATGCTGTCTATTGTTGTGCCAGTTTCTGCGTTCTCTTGTTCAAAGATGCCCCAAACAGTGCATGCCGTTGGGTCATTCTTCGTGTTTTTGGTGAAAGCGGTATCAAGCGACATTATGATGTACTTGACCGGTGGTGGGTCTCCCTCCCATAACTGCCACCACTCCCGTTTCACCAAGGCCCCCTCTTCTGCCGATGGATTTTGCATGTACTGCGCCATCCACTTGCCCACAGGGAGTTCGGCCTTTAAAGATAGTAACAACTCCTCTGACCAATATTCAGGCCATACTGGATTCCCAGAAGGGAGCAACGCGGGAAATTCTATTAGTTCCCATTCAT